TTATCGTTCAAGTGATAATAGATGTGAAATTTATTTAGATACAGCTTGGTACCCACCATCAGATATGATTTTAGAAATTTATAGACAAATGGCTGAAATTGATGATGAAATCAAAGTATCAGGTAAATACTGGGATGAAGGACATCAACCAATAGGAGTATTCGAAGTATACTATGGGCAGATAATTTCGGAAGAACAAAGTATTGATGATGATGAAGATCAAGAATATTTTTGGGGTGATGTAATTGAACCTGCATTCGAAATCCTCCAAGAGAAGTTAGACAAAATAATGAAAGAAATATAAAATATGGCAGAATTCATAAAACACGCATTAGGAATTTGTGGAGAGCACTTCCATCCAAATTTATGGACTCTCCTTATAGGGGGGGTTGGAATATCGAGTATATTTTCGTATATTCGATTATATGTAAAATGTAAAATTAATCAAGCGTTTGCCTATACGCAAAAATACCTGGCAAAATTTAAATAAATAAAACATGGCTAAACATTGTGTAGTATCCTTATCAGGAGGGATGGATTCCTCAACATTACTATTAAGAGCATTAAAAGAATATGATACTGTAACCGGTATTTCATTTGATTATGGTCAAAAACATAGAGTAGAATTAGAAAGAGCTCAACAATTAGTAGATTATGTAAATGGTAATCCTGTGAGAGTATTTAACCCAGACCAAACTGGGGATAGATTTATAGAATTATATTCTGAAGTAAATTATCGCCAAATTAAATTAGATGGGTTAGCAGATTTACTAGATTCAGCATTAGTTGAAGGTGGAGATGATGTTCCAGAGGGACATTATGAGAATGATAATATGAAAGAAACAGTTGTACCTAATAGAAATAAAATATTTGCTTCTATTACACAAGCTGTAGCATTATCAATAGCGAATAGAACAGGAGAAACTTGTGATATTGCTTTAGGTATTCATGCTGGTGATCATGCTGTATACCCAGATTGTAGACAAGAATTTAGAGATGCAGATGATAAAGCATTTAGAGAAGGTAATTGGGATGCTGATCAAGTGGGTTATTTTACACCCTATTTATTAGGTGATAAATTTGATATTTTAAAAGATGGAGAAGTATTAGTTGAGGAACTAGGTTTATCATTTGATGAAGTATACAAACGTACAAATACGTCTTATAAACCTTACCCATCAGGAAATAGTGATTACAAATCAGCGTCAAGTGTTGAACGTATTGAAGCATTTATTACTTTAGGAAGAAAAGATCCTGTTCAATATGAAGACGAAAGTGGTGAAGTGGATTATGAAGTAGCGAAAGCTCATGTTAAGAAAGTTCTTGCTGAATACGTATAGTAATATATAAATTAAATTAATAATAGTAATGACAACAATTCAACAATCAAACAACGGACAAACCCAAATTAATCAAGCTCGGGGTTCGTTTAACAACAAAGTATCTTCCTATAGTATGTTAGGAAAATCTAAAAAAGTTGCCTGGGATAGCGCAAGAAGAAACAGGTCAATTTAAGGGTAAATGTCTTATGGTGTAATTGGTAACACGTCTGTTTTTGGTACAGAAGAGTCTAGGTTCGAGACCTAGTAAGACAACAAAAAGTTATAATAATGGATAAAAATAAAGTTTATATTTTTGATGATTTTCTACCTTCTAAGGTAGAAGATGAGATTGAAGGTAAAATTGGTCTAGTTCCCTTTAGATTTGCAAAAAATCACCATACTACATCCCCAACAATTAAAGTTAAAGATAGTAATCTTACTAACTATAATCGCCCAGGACTTCTACAATGTTGGACATTTGAACATGGTACTTGGAATATTTGTGAGGGAGTTCAATGGACTGAAGATATATTAAAGTACTTACCTTTTAAATATAAATTACAAAGATTAAAATGGAATTTTAATCCACAAGTATCCAAATCTTATAAAGATAAATGCATGAACCCCCACTGTGATATTAATAAAGGAGGATGGACAGCTATTTATTATGTGAATGAGAGTGATGGGGATACAGTAATTTTTAACGAAAAAACACATCTCCCTCTTCTTAATGAGGAAGAATTATCAATCAAAAAAAGAGTAAAAAATAAAAAAGGAAGATTTGTTATGTTTAATCAAGACTACTTACATGCTGGAATGCCTCCTATTGATTCAGCTTATAGAGTAGTTATTAATTTTAATTTTAAGATATTATGAAACAACAACTACCAGATGCAAAGAAGCATCAACAAATTAGTTTTGTTAAATCAGGGATTCGTATATTAGGTTACGGAGCTTTATGGTTTAGCTTGGATATCGCAGTTATTTTACTTATATTGAGTGAAATAGTAGGGATAGGAGAAGAATTAGTATAACCATTAAATATATAAACCATGAGTAAAATTTATTACTTTAGCGCCGATTGGTGCGGTCCATGTAAACAGTTAGGACCAACAATGGAAAAGAGCGGATTGCCATTCCAAAAGATTAATGTCGACAGTGATACTGAGTTATCAACAAAGTTTGGGATTAGAAACATACCTACTTTAGTCAAAGTAGATAATAGTGGAAATGAGATTAGTAGAATGACAGGTAACAAGCCTATGGCTGAAATTCAAAACTGGTATAATGGGTAAGTTTCAATCAAGTAAGGTATTTGACGGTTTTAGTACAGTGTTTCGTCAATGGAAAGCAGAACAAACACACTGTAGATTTGTACATGGGTATGGTATTTCATTTAAGGTTTACTTTGAAGGGGAATTAGATAACAGAAATTGGGTATGGGATTTTGGTGGAATGAAGCGTGCTACTACATTAATTGATGGTAAACAACCTAAAGCTTGGATGGACTATATGTTTGACCATACTATGATTATAGCAGAAGATGATCCAGAACTTGCAGCATTTAAACAAATGGATTCAGCGGGTGTAGCTCAAGTAAGAGTAATACCAGGAACAGGAGCAGAAAAATTTTCAGAATATATCTTTGGTAAGATAAATGAATTTGTTAAGGCAGAAACGTTTAATAGAGTTAGAGTTATTAAAGTTAAATTTATGGAACACGGTAAAAATGCAGCATATTACTGCGAATAAAAAATAGTGAATAAACAACCACTTAAAAAAATTTATGGAACATAAACAATTAAAACGTATTGAGGACTACGAGAAAAATCTTCCAATTGTTGAGATCTACACAGCAGTACAATCAGAAGGATCAAGAGCAGGATACCCAACAGTAGTAATTAGAACTACAGGATGTACTCATAGATGTTATTTCGGAGAAGGAGGGTGGTGTGATTCCTGGTATACGAGTATCCACCCAGAAAAAGGTAAATTTAATTTTAAAGATATTATTAAAGCATATGAGGATAACCCCCATATCAAGGAAATGATGTTAACAGGGGGATCTCCTACTATGCATCCTGCTTTAGTAAATGAATTAACACATTTTGCACATGAAAACAAAATATTCATTACTATCGAAACTGAAGGATCTCATTTCCTTCCTACCGATTATCCCATTAATTTACTTTCAATTTCTCCTAAGTTTAGTAATAGCGTTCCCGTTGTTGGTGTTCTTACTCCTCAAGGAGGGATTACTGATGAAAGAATGGTAAAAAGACATAATAAGTTTAGACTTAATTATGAAGCAATTTCTAAATCTATATCTTACCACTCAGACTATCATTTAAAACCTGTTTGGGATGGTAAAGATGAAGGTGCTTTAGAAGAGATTTTAGGGTGTATTAAAGTATTAGATATACCCCAAGATAAAGTATGGTTTATGCCTGCTGGAGATTCTAGAGAATCATTATTTAAATCATACCCTGTATTATTTGATTGGGTAAGAGATAATGGTTATAGAATGACTTGGAGACCACATATTATTGCTTTTGAAGATCAACGTGAAGTATAGTGGATAAGCAAGAAGCCCTTCGTATATTAGAGGAAATAGAAGAGAACATCAACGTCTGTTGCGCCATAACTATGGAACCAGACGAGGTGTTAGTTTTAATTGATAAAATAAAAAGTTATATAAATGAACAAACGTAGAAAAATCCACGAAGAGTTAGAAGTGGTACAAGAAGGGTTTGCCAATGGTGTAGCACCTGGATTCCCCTTAAATGATTTACAAAAACAACACATGATTGAAGATGCAACTGAGGCCTTTGGTGCCTTTTTAACAGCATTAAAATGTGATTGGAAAAGTGATCCAAATTCAATGGAAACTCCTAAACGTGTAGCTAAAGCATATGTCAACGATTTATGGGCCGGTAGATACACAGCAATGTCTCCAATTACTTCATTCCCATCGGATGGTTATGATGGTATTATTATTGAACGTAATATACCATTAACTTCAATGTGTTCGCATCATCACCAAACAATAGATGGTGTTGTTCATATTGGATATATAGCAGGTGAAGATGGTCAAGTAATTGGTTTATCTAAACTAAATAGAATTGTAGAGTTATTTGGTAGAAGAGGAGCAATACAAGAACAATTAACATCTGCTATCCATAATGCAGTAGAAAAAATTACTGAGGGTAATAAAGGAGTTATTGTAACTGTAGTAGCAGGACATAATTGTGTAAGTTGTAGAGGTGTTAAACATCAAGGTGCTTCAATGATTACAACTAAGGCATCAGGGGTATTTAAAGATAATACGAATTTAGCCCGTAAAGAATATTTTGATTCAATCAAAATTAATAACGGAGGACATAATATATAATGGATATGGCATTAAAAGCAGACAATAAAATATATCTTAGTTGGGATGATGTAAATGATGCGGTTGATGACTTATGTAATAAAATCCGACATGATCAACCTAATATAGATTCAGTTCATGGTATCGCTAGAGGAGGATTAATTCCAGCAGTATTAATATCACATAAATTAGGTTTACCTTACACTGATGTTATTTTACCTAATACTTTAGTAGTAGATGATATATGTGATTCAGGAGTTACATTAGAAAAAGCCCCAGGTGTTTACACAGCAGTATTACACTATAAACCTCATACATCATGTTTTCAACCTAATATGTGGGCTGATATACATGAAGGAGATGAATGGTTAATTTATCCTTGGGAAACTAAAGATTCAAAACCTATTCAGGATTATCTCAAACCAGGAGCTAAAGAATGGAGAGATAAAGCAGATAAATTTTACAAAGAAGAAGAATATAAATTTAATAAATATAAATAAATATGGAATATTGGCAAGTAAAAGTACAAAATGAGTTTGAAAATGATAAAGGAAGAATTCAAAAAACAACAGAATTATTTTTAGTAGTAGCAGTTTCTGCTTCAGATGCGGAAGCTAAAATCCACAAACATCACAATGGAATTTCTAATTTCAGAGTAACAGATGTAAAGAAAACTAAATTTTTAGAAGTAATAGAATAATGGGAGAACAAACAAAACTAGATTTTGGTTTTAAAAAATTACCAAAATCCGCGGACGTACCCTTTGTTAACGAGGTAGAAATATTTAATGGTACGTTCGGAAAACCAAACAATTATGAAACAACAATACCAGAAAAAAAAGAGTGGCAGTTCGTTTACGACTTCGTACTCGAGGAACTTGAAGAATATAGAGAAGCTTGCGAAAAAGGAAACATCGTGGAAGTTTTGGACGCTTTGTGCGATATTGCTTATGTTTCCCTTGGGAACGGTACTATGTTACACGGCCTTAAAGATAAGATATGGCCAGCTTATCAAGAAGTACAAGCAAGCAATATGTCAAAAGCTTGCACCTCTAAAGAGGAAGCCTTGGATACCATCAGCTTACGAAGTGAGGAACAAGGTGAGGCCTGCCATTTTGAGGAAATTGCGCCAGGACGGTTTATTGTCTATAGATCACGAGATAAAAAAGTAATGAAGTCAATAAACTACTTTAGACCTGATTTAACTCAGTTCTTTACTAATGATGAATTGGCTAGAAATTACTTAGCATCAACAATTATATAAAACTTAGGCTCCCACAGGGAGCTTTCGTATATTTAGACAAATAAAAGGGTTATATGTATAAAAAATGTTATTCTACTAGATTAAAAAATAATAAATTCAAAATCCANTTATGGGATGAAGGAGGTTATGATGAAATCGAATGGACAAACCATGCTTATAAAGAATGNAAGGAAGATAAGTCTACACATAGAGGGATAAATGGAGAACATTTATTAAAAACCAACCAGTGGTATAAAACAGACCCAAACTTACACTTTCACGATATACCACCTTATCAAAAATTCCTAATTGAAAAATATGGGATAGATGATACACCTTCAACAGGACATAGAGAATTATTTTTTGATATTGAGTGTGAAATAGGGGGAGCGCTTACTGAAGAATATATTGAAAGTGCACCAATGCCTATTACTTCTATTGCCTATTGGGATAAAACACCTGATAAGTGGGTCATTTTAATTTTAGACAGGAAAAATGAATTATCCTATAAAGAGATAGATGGTAAAGAAGTTATACCTGTAAGAACTGAAAGAGACCTATTATTGAAATTTATAGAGAACTTCAGAAACATTAACCCAGATATATTAGTAGGATATAATAGTGATTACTTTGATATTCCTTATATGTACTATAGAATGTGTAATGTAGTAGGAAAAGAGTATGCAAATTATCTATCTCCAATTAATAAGGTAAATGCTAAAAAAAATAACCAATATTTTTTCAAACAAAACCAATTTGTTGATATAGTAGGTGTTGAATCACTTGATTATATTCGTTTGCATAAAAAATATGCTTGGAAGGATGAACCTAGTTGGAAATTAGATGCCGTTGGTTTAAAATATGCTAATCTAGGAAAAGTTGAATATGAGGGGAATTTAGACCAGTTATTTTCAACTAATATAAATAAATTTATTGAATACAACTTTCGTGATGTTGAAATATTACAAAAACTAGACGAAAAACTACAATATATAGCACTAACAAAGAATTTAGCACATAAAGGTAAGCACAACTATAGTGAAGTATATGCTAATAGTAAAACACAAGATGGGGCAATTTCAGCCTACTTATTATCACAGAATATAGTACCACCACCTAAAGAACAAAACCCACAAAAGAAGGATACATATGCAGGCGGTTATTTATTCTGCCCTAAAGCAGGGTTATATAAATATATGTTTGATGAGGATTTAACATCGCTATATCCATCTATAATCATGTCTATAAACATAGGTAAGGAAACATTCATAGGCCGCATTGTAGATGAAGATGACCGTAATAATCGATTGGGGCTTAACGATTTAAAATCTAAAGACCCAAAAGAAGAGTTATTGGTTGAAAATGGTAAACAACAAAGAACAGTAGTTACCACAAGTAAACTAATAGAAATAATTGAATCCCAAAATCTAGCTGTAGCTGCTAATGGTTCAATGTTTAGAACAGATAAAGAATCAGTTTTATCTACTATATTAAAGAAATGGTTTGAAGAACGTGTTATATATAAAGACCGAATGAAAAAGGCATATATGTCTGGTGATAAGGAGAAAGGTGAATACAATCATTTAATGCAGTATACAATGAAAATTCTACTGAATAGTCTATATGGTGCCACAGCTTTACCTTCATTTAGGTATGGCATGAATTACCAATGCTTAAGTGAAGCAATTACATTATCAGGCCACAGAATTATTCAAGAATCAGCTTTATGTGCTAATCGTCATATGAATAAGGTTATGCGTGGGGAATTAAAATTAGATATATAATGGAAGTAGAAAGTAGACCTTGGGGTATGTATGAAGTATTATTAGATGCTCCTGAATGTAAGGTAAAACGAATTAGTGTTGCCCCAGAATCAAGATTATCGTATCAATATCATTATAAAAGAAAAGAAACTTGGACTGTTATTAAAGGTAACTTAACCATTGTTTTAGATGATGAAAAATTGTTTAGAGGACCAGGACAATCAATAAAAATTCCTTTAGGAGCTAAACATAGAGCTTGGAACGAAACTGATGAAATAGTCCAATTTATTGAAGTGCAAACCGGAACATACTTTGGTGAAGATGATATTGTAAGATTAGAGGACGACTATAAAAGATTATAACACACCGCGCAAAACAAGAGGTAATGCGTTAAACGCGCGTAAAATGCGCAAAAATCATATAATAATATGGCACTTAAAAAACAATCAATTAGAAAAAACCAACACATATCGGCAGCCGGTATTTACCTTCACAAAGATGAAATGATTCTAAGGAGTGAAAGTTGGACTGACGCCCAAACTAATTTCTTTAAAAAGATGCTTAGACAAGGAGGAGAATTTAAGGTTGCAGGTATCAAATATAAAGTGGAATTGGATGAAAGGAATGATGTTGATTCTAAAGGGGAACGACCTAAAACAGTACCAAAAATTCCAGGAGAAAGAACATTTTAAAAATAACAATATAAATGAAACATATACAAGATACACCATGGTGGATTTGCGATGATAAAGATGAGAATTATTGTGCGTATGTAGATACGGATTCTAATTACTTTAATGCAGAACCCTTACTACTTCATTTATATCCTAATTTTGAAGAATTTACTCCTAAAGAAAAAGATAACCTTTTAGAGAAAGTAGCACTAAAATACCAAGATATTATTAATGAAGATTATGATAGATTAGCACGTGAGGCGTTTAATGTAACAGAGCACAGGTTAGAAATGAAGACAGAATGTGTTATTAGGTCTGCCTATTTTAGAGCAAACAGAAGATACGCACAATGGATTACAAAACAGGAGGGTATTGAAAAGGAATCTTTAGATATTAAGGGTTTAGAGTTTATGAAGGCTAATTTCCCACCTATCTTAGGAAAGTTTTTTAATGATATACTTCAACAAGTACTAAAAGGTAAGGAAAAGGATAGTATTTTAGAACAAGTTAAAGTATTTAAAAAACAAATATTAGATGGTACTATTTCCTTATCACAGTTAGGTAACCCAACAGCAGTAAAAAAATTAGAAAAATATAGTGGAACTAAAGCTAGAGCAGGTGAAATGTTTACCGAAATATTAAAAGGAGCACCTGCACCTGTAAGAGCAACTATTAGATATAATGATTTATTAAAACTATGGTCATTAGATAAGAAACATAATTTAATTACACAAGCAGATAAAGTAAAATGGATTTATTTAAAAGATAACCCTTACAAGATAGAATCATTAGCCTTTCAAGACCACGATATTCCTGAAAAAATACAGGATTTTTTAGACAAATACGCGAATCGTAGAAAAGTATTTGAGTCTATATTATTAAATAAATTAGAAGGATTTTTTAGTGATTTACAATGGTCATTAGATTTAAACCCTTATAAAAATCAATTCAATTTCTTTGAGGTATAAAAATAAATAAAAAACAAAAAATATGGTAAAATCTGATAAAATTTTATACGAAGCATTAATTAAACACATCACCAACTTTAATAATTCATTAAGTGAGATTATGGGGGTAATAAAAGATGGAGGAATTGAAGAAAATAAACCAGAAATCCCTAAAAAAATATTTCAAACATTTGAACACACAAACTTCAACCCAGAATTTCAAACAATAATAGATAAGTGGAAAGAGTATAACAAAGAGTACGAATACATAATCCACAATGCAGAAGATTGTAGAGAGTTTATAAAGAAAAACTTCAATAAAGAAGTCTACGATACATACAATAAAATAAAACCAGGAGCATTCAAAGCCGATTTATGGAGATATTGTATTCTCTATGAATACGGGGGCTACTATGCAGATATAGATACATTATGTGAAGGGAACTTAGACAGGTTATCATTAAAAGGGGTAGAATTTATATCTCCTATTGACTTAAATAACGATGGGTTAGGGTACCATAACATATTCAACACCTTTATAGGGTGTGTGCCCAAACATCCAATACTTAAAGAATGTATAGATAGTATAGTAAAACTTGTGAAAGAAGAGAGATTGCCTCATAACCTAATGAATTTTTGCGGACCTGGATGTTTAGGTATGGCAGTAAATAAATACCTGGGAAGACCCTTAGAGGAATCAATGGTGGGATTTGAAGGAATACACAATAATATAAAATTAATATATTTTGAAAAAGGTACAGAATATGTAAAAGACCTCAATGGGGATATTATATTACAAAATAAAAATGGGAATAGACATATAAAAAGGTTATACGATCAAGAGAGAACAAAAATAAGTAATCATTTAGATTGGGGGTTATACGGATACAAAAACGTAAAGTTTGAAAGAATAATTAAAACTGATCCATTTACATTAGATAACAAAATTACAAAATTAAAAAACTACCATAATGAAACATCGGCTTCATTTAAATTATTTAAATACTGCGGGATATCAGACTGTATTAGAAGAGGGTTTAGATGGGAAGAACATAACCACAAAGTAATTAATAACTTACTTAATGAAAATTCTATAGCAGTAGAAGTTGGAGCCCATATAGGAACCTTAACTGTAAAATTAAGTAAAACTGCAAAAAAAGTATATGCTTTTGAACCAATAGATAAAACATACTCAATACTTAAAGAAAACCTAGAAATAAATAAATGTAAAAACGTAGAAACATATAAACTTGCATTAGGTGCTAAGGAGGGGTTTACAGAAGTAAAGTGGATTTCAGACAATAATGCAGGGGGAACAGGACTAGTAGGAGGATTTTTGTCAAAAGATAGTAATATAGATGAAAAAATTAAAGTAAAAGTAGTCACATTAGATTCTTTGGAACTTCCAAAAATAGACTATATTAAAATAGATGCAGAGGGGTATGAAGAACTAGTAGTAGAGGGTGCAAAAAAAACAATAGAAAGGAGTATGCCAATACTAGTAATAGAGTGTTTTAATGAACCTACATTTAATAATCATATATATGATACACCTAAAGCAACCCGTCAGGAATTACAAAGACGATTTAAATACCTATTAGACCTTGGATATAAATATCAACATCTATTTTTTGAAGATTTTATATTCCTTCCTCCACGATTACAAGATAGTAAATTTGGATACGCTAAATAAATTTCGTATATTATAATTATGATAAATAAAAACCTATTACAAAGCACAATATCTAAATATTATTTAGGTGACTTACATAAATCAGTTAAATGGAGGATTAAAGATAATTCCTTAACTGTTTACGCCCAAAGTGAAGGATTAGTATGTAGAACAGTATTAAATACCTTCCCAGTACAAGATAGTGATATTGGTGTATTTGATACTGATAAACTAGTTAAACTCTTATCTATTACTAATGGAGACTTATTAATGAGTTTAAGTGGTAATGGTGCTTTAAAAAATGTAATGTATATTGAGGACGCTAATTTTAATTTAACTTATACACTTGCTGATCCATTAGCAATAGGAAAGACAAGTTGGGTTACAGACCCCGAGTTTGATGTTGAATTAGAATTAGATGAAGAAGATATTACCCATTTAATAAAAGCAAAAGGAGCATTAGATGCTGCTAGTGTACTTGTTAAAACAACTGAAAATTTAGATGGTTCTTTAGTATGTGACTTTATGTTTAGTCCGGAGGCTATAGAAGATAATTACAGCAATAAAATATCATATCAAATTAAAGGTAAGATAAAGGAAGAGGGAATGCGTTTACCGTTTAACGCCCTTAAGTTTAGTGAAATATTAAAAAATAACAAGGATATGGATACCGCTAAACTATCCATATCACCAAACGGGATGATGAAAATAGAATTCTCATCAGAACATATAGAAAGTGTTTATTATTTATTAAGAAACGAATTAAATTAAAATAAATTAAATATTATGTATAAAGACTCACAACCAAAAGATGACTGGGGTTTCATTAAAACAGATGATTTTAAAGTAAACTCAAAATCAAACCAAAGATTTACCGTTATAGAAGATTTTTATGAAGACCCAATTGAACTAAGAGAATTTGCTCTTAAACAATGGTTTCATGATGATAGTGGATTCCTAGGATTAAGAACTAGAAAACAGTTTTTCTTTGAAGGAATAAAAGAAAAATTTGAAAGTGCTCTAAATAAAAAAATATCTAAATGGGAAGATTATGAAATGAATGCTAGATTTCAGTCTCATGAAGCTAAAATAAATACTGTATGGCATTGTGATAGTCAGCAATGGGCAGCAGCAGTATATTTAAACCCCGATGCTCCTTACGAAGCAGGAACTTGTTTTTATGCTCATAAAGAAACGAGAGGTAGACATGCTGATGAAAGCGAAGGAATGTTTAACCAACAGACTTTTGTAGATTCTACACCTTATGAAAAAGTAGACCAAGTAGGTAATGTTTTCAACAGATGTGTTATATGGGATGCTCGTTTATTACACGCGGCACCTACTTACTTTGGTTGGGATGTAGCATCATCAAGACTATCACAAGTATTCTTCTTTGATACTTTAGACTAGTTTTATATATGTATAACTGAATTTAATATTGGAGTTTAGGACACGCTGTTATATTCACAAATTAATAAACCGAGAGCTTCGGCCTCACAAAACTAAATGATATGAGTACATTATTCAATGAACGTACACCGTTCGACTTACTATTCCGTAACCTATTCAAGGCAGACGGAGTTTTCCAACCAACAACGTTTGAAAACAAACAACCACACCCATTAGATATTTATTATGACGATGAAGGACTTCACTTTGAAGTTGCCTGTACTGGTCTAACTAAAAAAGATATCCAACTTGAAGTTGATGGGGATCTTTTAAAAATTATCTACGATAAACCAACCGAAGAAGAAGAAGATTATACAGGTTACATCTATAAAGGATTAGCTAAACGATCTTTTAACTTAGGTTATAAAGTAGCAGCTAAATTCGAACTAGAGAAATTAGAAGCAGAAATGAAAGATGGTTTGCTTCATCTATTTATTCCAATTGCGGAATCTAAAAAAGCAAAAACAATTAAAATAAAATAAAAGTTTTACCAAAAAAGCGTGTCCTAGCGCAATATTATTCGTATATTCACGTCTAAATAAATAAGTTATATGACAACAAAAAGAAAGTCTATTAAGACTATTACCGATCCTTTACTGGAACCTTACTTTATTACTAAAGACGAGTATAGTTACACCATTAAAATGAATGTAACATCAGATGCGTCCCATTTTAGAGCTAAAGGTAAAACTAAGACTTATGAAAAGTCTTTGTATTATTATCCTACTATAGGAGCTGCTCTAATGAGAATCTCTGAATTACAGGCTAATAATAAGGATTATAGTCAATTAAGTGAATACATAGAAAATTATAAACAAGTAACATTAAATTTAAAACAGTACGTAGATGAAAGAGCTAAGAGCATTTTATGATGCAGTTATCGTTAAACCTATAGAAGTAGAAGAAACTGTCTATGGTAACATTATCGTTCCTGATATGGGGAAAGATACAAATACCTTTGGTGAGGTTATCGCTGTAGGTCCTGGTAGATATACTATCAGTGGAGTATTATTAGTACCACAAGTGAAAATTGGGGATAAAGTAGTACTTCCAACACAGGGTTTTACAAAATTACCATTTGAAGGAGAAGAGTATTACATAGGCCCAGAAAACCAAGTACTAGCAAAAGTAGAAGAATCAACTAATTAACAATTAAGAAATGGAAACAAAAATTCATTACGGCAAAGATGCCAGAACAAAACTACAAACAGGGATAGATAAACTTGCAGATGCAGTTGTTGCTACTTTAGGACCTAACGGAAGAAATGTAGTAATTTTTAGAGGAGCACAAGAAGCACCTCAATCAACTAAAGATGGAGTAACAGTTGCAAAATCATTTTTATTAGATGATCCTAGTGAAGAATTAGGAGTATTGTTAATTAAACAAGCAGCGGTTAAAACAGCTGAAAAAGCAGGAGATGGTACAACAACTTCTACCTTATTAGCAAGAGAAATGATTAAAAAGGGATTATCTCATCTTGATAATGGTGAAAACGCTGTAGAAATTAAAAGACAAATTGAATTTGCAATCAAAGAAGTTACATCTGAATTAAGAGGTTCAGTATCAGAAGATATTTCATCCGAAGATCAGTTGGAACAAATTGCAACTATATCAGCAAATAATGACCCTGAAACAGGTAAATTAATTGCTCAGTCAATTGATAAAGTAGGTTTAGAAGGTGTAGTACACATTGAAGAGTCTAAAACAGGAGATACTTATCTTGAAACAGTAGAAGGTATGCAGTTTGATAGAGGTTATAAATCACCTTATTTCGTAACTGACAATAATACTATGTCTTGTACTTTAGATAACCCAGCGATTCTAATTTTAGATCAAAGGTTAAATACAGTAAAAGAATTATTACCAATATTACAAGCTGTTTCAGCACAAGGAAAATCATTATTAGTTATTGCAGAAGATATTGATAATGAAGCTCTAGCTACCTTAATTGTAAACAAAATGAGAGGTACAGTTAATGTATGTGCTGTAAAAGCACCTGATTTTGGAGATAGAAGAAAACTTGTCTTAGAAGATATTGCCAATCTAACAGGTGGTGTAGTATTTAGTAAAGATAAGGGTATGCAACTTGACAAGTTTAGTTGGGATTGGTTTGGTGAAGCAAGAATTGCAACCATTACTAAAGAACAAACAACTATTGTAGACGGTAAAGGAGATGCCGATACAATAGCAAAACGTGTTGATGAATTNCAGGAACAAATCCAAAAAAGTAAAACTCCATATGAACAAGAGCAATTACAAAACCGTTTATCAAAATTTGTTGGTGGAGTAGCTATTGTACACGTAGGTGGGAGTA